AGATTTATCATTTTATAGGAACAGATAATGCAAGTACCTTTTGGAGAATGGCTACCTGATCAACCTGAACATTTAAAACCAGGTGCTAATGTAGCTACTAATGTATATCATGCACTTAATACTTATAAGAGATTTCCATCTCTTGTAAATTATAGTACAAATACAACAGTTACAAATGCTAAAGGTGCTGGATCATTTAGAGATAACTCAAACAATATTTTTAACTTTGTAGGAACTGATACAAACTTATATCAGTTAGCTTCTGGTACATTTACATCTAGAAAATCAGGATTAAATGGTACAGCTACAGACTTTGTTACCTTTACACAATTTGGTAATCATGTAATTGCAAGTAATGGAGTTGATGCACCACAGTATTATTTAATGGGTACATCTACTAATTTTGCTAATCTTAGTACAATAGTAACTGCAGGAACACTACCTGTGTTTAGAGTATCAGGAGTTATTAGAGATTTTTTTGTTACTGGTAACCATAGTAATAATACTAATAGAATACAATGGTCAGGTATAAATGATATAGCTACTTGGCAAGGTAAACAAGCAGACTTTCAAGATTTACCAGGTTCTGGTGGACAGATAGTACATATAACATCTGGTGAGATAGGATATGTATTTAGACAAAATCAAATCATACGTATGGACTTTGTTGGTGGATCAGTAGTATTTAGACTATCAGTTATATCACCAAACAGAGGTGCAGTATATGGACAAACAGTATGTCAAGATAATAGAAATGTATTCTTTTATTCTGATGATGGATTCTATCAACTAAGTGGTGATAATATATCACCTATTGGTGCAGAAAAAGTAAATAGATTTTTTGATCTTGATCTTAATAAAGCATATACAGACAGAATTAAAGCAGCTACAGACCCATTTAATCAATTAGCTATGTGGGCATATCCAAGTAAAGCTAATACAGGTGCATCAGGTTTATGTGATAGAATTATTATATATAACTATGCAACTAAAAAATGGTCATTAGCAGAAGCTCAAACAAGTGTAATATTTCCACAATTTGTAGGAGCTTTTACAGTTGAGTTAATGGATATTATATCTGAAAACTTAGAAGATATTAATGCTGCATTAGATACAGACTTTTGGAATGGTGGTCAAATGTTCTTAGGAGCTATAGATCAAAATTTTAAAGCAGCTATATTTTCAGGTAATTCTAATGAATGTGAAATAGAAACAGCAGAATTAGAACCTTTTCCTGGACAAAGAGCTAATATAACAGGAGTAAGACCTATTGTAGATGCTATATCTACATTAACAGTTAAGACTAAAGAAAGAATAGCAGATGATGAAACAGCATCTGTATCTGTTAGTCAAAACTCTAGTGGATTGAATCCTGTAAGAAAATCTGGTAGATACATTAGAGCTAATGTTAAAATACCAGCAGGAACAAACTTTACACACGCACAAGGGGTTGATTTTATAGCAGCTAAAGCAGGTATACGATGAGTGATAATAATGATATAGATAATGTAAGATATTCTTTTGAATCACAAGAATTTTTTCAAAGACAATTAGAACAAAGTGTGAACGAATTAATTAATAAACATAATACAGAAAGCGACAAAGCATTTGCTTGGTTTATGGCATAGGAGAATAAATGGCAGGAATAAAAGATTACAGTTCAACAGCAGCAAATAACAGCTCAGTAGGAGGAGTTAGTATTGCAGAAGGTATGTTACCTTCAAATATTAACAATGCCTTTAGAGCTATTACTGCTGATATAAGAGAGTTTTATAATGACTCTCAATGGGTAATTTATGGTGATGGTGATGGTGCACATACATTTACATATGCAAGTGCTACATCATTTACAATAGCAGGAGCTAATGTTACTTCTGTTTATCATGCTAATAGAAGAATTAAAGCTGTTGGATCTTCAACAGGAACTATAGTTGGAACTATATCTAGCTCATCATTTTCAACAAATACAACTGTAAATGTTACTTGGGATTCAGGTTCATTACAAAGTGAAACTTTAGTAATATATCTTGCAGCATTATCTCAAACAAATAATTCAATACCATTAGATGTAATAGATTCTGGTAATCTTAAATCAAACGCAGTTACAACAGCTAAAATAACTAATGCAGCTATTACTGCAGATAAATTAGCAAGTACATTAGATATATCTGGTAAAACAATTACATTACCAGATGGATCAGTAGCAACTGCTAAACTTGCAGCTGACGCTGTTATTACTTCTAAAATTACAGATGCTAATGTAACTACAGCTAAGATAGCAGATTCTAATGTTACAACTGCAAAAATTGCAGATGATGCAGTTACTGCTGCTAAAATAGCAGATGCAGTATTAGTTACAAACTCAGAACATTCTGGTCACTCAGTTAGTGATACTACATTATTTACTACATCAGCTTCTGATGCTAGATATTTTAGACAAGATTCAACAGAAACAATATCATCAGGTGATACTTGGTCATCAGGAGATACAAAGATTGCAACAACAGGAGCAATCAATGCTAGAATAGTAGATCTTATAGATGATGTTGGTGGATTTGTACCAATAGATAATGAAACATCTTTTCCAGCAACTAATCCAGGAGCTGGAGTTTTAGTTAGTATTCAAGCTATTGGAAGCACGAGAACACCATCTACAGGAACTGTAACTATATCTAATGGTCAAGGGTCAAATACAGTTACAATTAATAATGTAGGAACTACAGTTTTAACAGCTGGGTTTGGTGCTATTGTAGAAGCAACATCTACTTTAAACACTTACGATTTTCACAGATTACAACCTAAAGCAACAGAAGTTTCTACAGTTGCTACAAATATTACTAACGTAAATACAGTTGCTACAAACATATCAAATGTAAACTCAGTAGCATCCAATGCAACAAACATTAATACAACTGCAACAAACATTACAGATGTAAATACATTTGCTAATAGATACAGAATAGCATCCTCAGCACCTACGAGTTCGTTAGATGTAGGTGACCTATATTTCGACACTACTGCTAATGAATTAAAAGTTTACAAGTCGTCTGGTTGGGCAGCTGCAGGTTCTAGTGTTAATGGAACTTCTGAAAGATTTACATATACAGCATCTGGTGGACAAACAACTTTTACTGGAAATGATCTAAATTCTAATAACTTAACTTATGATTCTCCATTTATAGATGTATATCTTAATGGTGTAAAATTAGTTAATGGTACAGATTGTACAGTAACATCAGGTAGCTCTGTTGTACTTGCTTCTGGTGCTACAGCAGGTGATACTTTAGATCTAGTAACATATGGAACATTTAATGTTGCAGCTATCAATGCAGCAAACATTACATCAGGAACACTTAACAATGCACGTTTACCTAGCACAATATCTGATAAAACAATACAAGCTACAGCACTTACAGCTAAAGGAGATGGATCTTCTGCTGATGGTAAAATTACTTTAAACTGTTCACAAAATTCACATGGAGTTGCAATACAAGCACCAGCTCACTCTGCTGGTCAATCATACACATTAATACTACCTACTTCTGTAGGATCTAGTGGACAGGTTTTAGCTACAGCAGGTTCTAGCACAAACCAATTATCTTGGGTTACTGCAACAGAAACAAAACCTACTGTTGCAAATGTATCACAAACTATTGCACCTGCAACAGCTACAACTATAAATATTACTGGAACTAATTTTTCAAATATTCCACAAGTAGAATTTATTAAATCAGATACTGGAGCTATAACAAGAGCAAATACAGTTTCATTAACTAATGCAACTACGTTATCAGTTAATTGTACTTTAGCTTCTGGAACTTATTATGTTAGAATAGAACTTGACGATGGTAATGCAGGAAGATCTGCAAATGCTATTATCACAGCATCTACAGCTCCAACATTTAGTACAGCAACAGGATCAATAGGAACTATTGCTGGTAATTTTTCAGGAACAGTTGCAACAGTTGCTGGATCATCTGATAGTACAATAGCTTTTTCTGAAGTAACAAACGTATTAACAAATGCATCACAAGCTAACTGTACACTTAATAGTGCAACAGGTGTAATTACAACATCAGATTTTGGTGGTAGTTCAACTACTGTTCAACTTTATAATTTTACATTAAGAATAACAGACGCTGAAGGACAAACAGTAGATAGAGCATTTAGCTTAACATCTAGCTTCGGTGCAACAGGTGGAGGACAATTTAACTAA